TGGTATTATAATTAACCGTACTCGTAAAGAAATTTGGGTCCCATCGTATGAGGAGACGACCTTTGTGGAAATTACTTTTTACTACTTGAAATCTAAATTTAATAGATCCTTGCCAAGATTCGAAAGCAGTGGCCATGTGGGCCATAGGCGTCATGTGAACTTCCTTGTCTAACTGAGAGTAGAGCATTGGAGTCACGCGACAATTCCATAGTAACTCGTCTGGTGTTTGGGTGGGAGTCCAATCAAAGGACGTAAGGTACGACTCCCGTTGTACATATTCCGATATTCCCATTTCATCATCCCCGGACAGCCCTGCTGTCCTCGAATCAATCGTCAATTCCGCCTTACTATCCAGTGTCAATTTTTGGCATGCATCTGCTGCATCCGTATTGGCCATATTTCCCGCAGGAAGTGGCTTTTGTAACACTATATTGGAGATTATGGACGGACGGCTAAACCCAAAAATTTGGGCAACCTGTCCTAACTTATTGGAAGCAACTTGCGTTGCTGTCATATATGGTCCTATCACGGGGACATTCTTCAGCAATCCAGCGGCCTCTGCTATCGCAGCAGCAGGCTTAGAAATGATTCCTGTCCCATACTCGTCGTTACTCAACGAGTTTCCTTTATTCTTTGCCCCTAATTTACCGCCGCCTCGGCCACTCTGACTATCGAGTGGTGGGTCCGAAGACGTTGGCACAGTCAACACTACATCTGTAGCCCATAAATAAATGGTTACATTGACGGGGTCATTTCCCAGATTGGCATGCAACAAATTGCCAAACGACTTAATATAAACTTCCCCCATATCGGTCCAATCCGCCGCGGGGATCTCTAGATAATTTTTATGCCACATAAATGGCATTTCTAGCTCCCCACCTTGGTTACTCGCTGGGTTTAGGAAAAAATGCGGTTTTTGAGATGCCGCAACCAAATCGACATTTAAGAAATTTCTTTCTATCGTCAACTGGTCATCTTTAATATACGGGTTGTAAGTCACCATAGCCCTTCCATAATGGAATTGGGTTCCTGAAACAACCGCCTTCATATGCAATTTCATTCGAAGTAATTCATAGTTCTTGATCTTATCGAGAACGATCGAGTTCTCGCAAAAGGCAGTCCAGGGGTTAAACTTATAGAACAATGGGGCTCCAACTGACCACGTTTGTGTTGACTGTCTAATAGGTCGAGACAGGAAATTGGAAATATCTGCCGAAGCATTATACCCCAAATCCATAGTGCTATCGTATGCACCATCCAATGTGGTTGTGTATCCCGCGTCCTGATCCGCAAAGGATGTGATTTGCTCCACCGTTGACGGTGAGCTTTCACTGACACTGACTCCAGGTTCTCCTGATTGTGAGTCAAGCATCGTAACATGCAACTTTAAGAGAGTTGCCAACTCATTTAATAAATTATAAAAGTTAGTAATGCATTTATTTAAGTAACAAGCGCGTAGCATTAGTCGACGCTTGACAGTGCTATATTTATGAATGATATGTAAGTGTCCTGTCCACTACTCGATATACAAAGGACATTCAGATCCTCCGAGCGTGCGTATATACAAAATACATAGCCCTCTTTGATTTTGGCTCATAGGCCTCCAGCACGGGAACGGCGCCGGGATCGCAATATTTAACGTCTGCTGTGATCAGTGAAGACTGGGCCTCCCTACAAAAAAGGGAGTTTGATGTTGTGCTCCTGCAATCGGCCTTTATGCACATTGTGCTTGCCGACGAGCTCAAATCCATCATACGTGTATATAACGGCATAAACGGCATTCTTAGGGTATAGGGCATGCATAGCATTTCCAAAATCCCTTGCCTGTTCCTTAACACGCTTAAACTTGGCCTTATCCTTCTTCCCGTTAGCGGCACTGCAACATTTGACCTCAACTACCACCATCACATTCATGAATGAGGCGACATATAAGAGATCGCCTGAGCGGCCACCTGGGAAATCATACTCTTTAGCAGTACACTTCAACGGCATTTCTGCCATTGCTTTCAATTGCAACTGTTCTTCTTCCGAATTCACTGTGCATTCTGCTTTTTCGTGCTTGTATCCAGCCTGTGATTCCAATCCAAATTTCTCAACATACCATTTCTTCCTCTCATCATAGTCCATGATAGGACCAACGTAGCCGGACAAGCCCGTCTTCTCTGCGACTTGTTTCAATTCCGCTACTCTCTGAGTATAAACTTCACGTCCAAATTCAAAGTACTTCAGCGCTACATTTTGTATTGCTTCCGCACTAGATTGCTCCATAGAAAGTACTTCTGACTTCTTGTGAGCGTGCAACATCTTTGCGATTGAATCCTCCTCCACAGGAGAACGATAGAGTTTTAAGTCCTCGTCATACTTCGCATAGTGCTTCAAAAATGATGCATCAGCTAGGTTAACGAAAGGGACAGACTCCGCGTCCTTATCAGCCATAGTGTACTTAATATCCACATCAGCTAATTCCTGTGC